AAAGGTGGACAGAAAAGATTACCTGCCGCTTTAAAATCAAAAATAATGAGTAGTAAAAAGAAAAAATAATATGGCAAAAACTGGACTATACGCAAACATTCATAAAAAACGTGCTAGAATTAAAGCAGGTTCAGGTGAAAAAATGCGAAAAGCAGGAGCTAAAGGTAGACCTACTGCTAAACAATTTAAGAGAGCCGCCAAAACTGCGAAAGCATAATGGTTGCTAAAAGATACCAAAGTCCTTCAGGTGGTTTAAACGCCGCAGGGAGAGCTCACTTTAAGAGCAAAGGACATAACTTAAAAGCACCTACCAAAAGTAAAACAAGTGGAAGACGTAAATCGTTTTGTGCTCGTATGGGTGGGGTAAAAGGAGCTATGTCTAAGAACGGCAAACCTACTAGAAAAGCATTAGCTTTACGTAAGTGGGATTGTTAATATAGTTGTGCAACGCTTATGCGTGGCAACTGCCAATACAATTTAGCNAAATAACTTGACCTACTGCGGTAGACAATCTTGACTAAATNACTGAATTGAAGAGGCTTTTATAAACTAACATCAAAAAAGGAGACAATCACATGTCAAACGCAAGTCCAGTTAAATTCGGAAATGCTAATAGTGGTTCTACTCGTGATGATGCCCTGTTTCTAAAAGTGTTTGCAGGTGAAGTAATTACTTCATTTGACAGAGCTTCAAAAACAGAAGGTGCTGATATGGTAAGAAGTATCAGTAATGGCAAGTCGGCTTCTTTCCCAGTTTTGGGTAGAATTTCAGCCGCTTATCACGCAGTTGGAGCAGAAATATTAGGTTCTGACGTTAACTCAAACGAAAAGGTTATTACAATTAATGACCTTCTAATCTCATCAGTATTTGTTTCAAATATTGAAGAGGCAAAAAACCATTGGGACGTAAGAAGTGCATACTCACAAGAAATGGGTAGAGCATTAGCTTTCCAAAAAGATAAGCATATCTTACAAACAATCGGTCAAGCATCTCTAGCTAGTGCATCTGTTACTGGTGGAGACGCTACAACGAACATAACTAACACAGGCATTGCTTCTNCTACAGACGCAACTGCGGCTAATGCAATGATAGATGCTATCTTTGCGGCGGCTAAAGAGCTTGATGCAAACTATGTTCCATCAGAAGGCAGAAAATGCTTTATGAGACTTGAAGAATACTACAAATTAGCTAACGCTACAAATGCAGTCAATGTTGACTTCACAGGCGGTGGCAATGGTGGTGTTGCTTCAGGAAAAGTTATGAAAATTGCAGGAATTGAATTAGTACCAGTTCCTCACTTTGTAACTGGAAACGTCAACTCAGGAGTTGCTCAAGGTTCAGCTACTAATGGTGGTTCAAACCCACAAGCTGTTAACTTGACTAACTTTGTTGCTCTAGTTTCTCACCCAAGTGCTGTAGGTACAGTTAAACTTATGGANTTAGGTGTTGAAAAAGAGTACGACATCAGAAGACAAGGTACGTTAATGGTTGCTAAATATGCTATGGGTCATGGTGTATTAAGACCAGAATCGGCTGTAGGAATTAAAGAAGCGTAATAGTTTCTTTATTTTTACTTGAATTAGGGGGAGTCAAATCCCCCTTTTTCTACATTAATTAAAAGGATAAAATGACAACACAAATTACACCAACTACTGAGTTACAAGCAGTAAACACTATGTTGAGTACAATAGGAGAAGCTCCAGTTAACTCAATTACAGGAACAACTACTGTAGACGTATCTGTCGCTAAAAATATCCTAGACGAGACATCAATGTCAATCCAATCTCAAGGTTGGAATTTTAACACACACACAAATCACACAACATTATCATTAGATAGTGATAACAAAGTTCCGCTACCTGCTAACTGTGTAAAAGCAGACGCTAATCAAGCATACAGAAATTATAATTATACAATCAGAAATGGTTTTCTATATGATATGGAAAAACATACAGATGTATTTACAAGTGCACCTGCCTCAGTTGACTTAGTCTTAGTACAACAATTTGAACATTTACCAGAATACGCAAGACGATATATAACAATGAAAGCATCAAGAAGATTTGCTTCAAGATTTATAGGTGATTCACAAATTACAAAATTAATTGGTCAAGATGAAAATGAAGCATTAATGTCATTTCATCAAGCAGATTCTCAAGAATCAGATATTAACATTCTTAATGGTGATGCAAATACGTTTTCAATAATTAACAGAACAACTAGAAGGACTTACTAATGGGTGGTGTGGTATCACAGTCAATACCTAATTTTCTTAATGGTATGTCTCAACAGACACCTACTCAAAGAGGAATAAATCAAGGTGAAGACCAAGTTAATTTTCAAAATAGTATAGTAGAAGGTTTATCTAAAAGACCTTCATTAGACTATGTAGCAACTTTAGATTCTACTAACTTATATTCTAATAAAACTAAATTTTGGTCTATTCAAAGAGATGAGTCTAACCAATATATTGTAGCATTTTACAATGGTGGTGTTAAAGTTTGGGACTTAGAAGGAAATGTTAAAACTGTTACAGTTCAAAGTGGTTCAAGTTATTTAACATCTACAAATCCTAAAGCTAATTTTAAATTAGTAAACATTGCTGATTTTACTTTTATTGCAAACACAGCTACAACAGTAGCGGCAGATTCAACTACAAGTGCGGCTAAAGTAGAAGAGTTTTTAATAAATGTTAAATTAACAAACTATGGTAGAGAATATAAAGTAGCATTAAAACACCCTAACATGGCACAAGAGTTAGAGGTACAGTTTCAATTACCTACTGGTAATGATGCTTCTACAGATAGTAAATTTAGAGATACAGATAAAATTAAAGATATACTTTTAAAAGGCACAGCAAGTTCTCATTATGATAGTAATGCTGATGGTATTGGATTTAAAACTGTTAGAACAGATAATGGGTCAACTGTAAGTAGTTCACAAGGATTATCAAATTATTCTGGTTTTACATCTCATTTTACTTTTGAAAGTTTTGATAGTGTAATTTATGGAAAACCTACAGATAACAACGCTAATTATACAGTAAGTACATCAGATGGTTCAGGTAACACAGGTATGTATGCTGTTAGAGATAAAATACAAGATTTTTCTAAGTTACCTTATTATGGTAAACTTGGTGTTATATTAAAAATTACTGGTGATGAAGGAGATACATTATCTGATTACTATGTAAAATTTGAAGGTAATGGTGTTTGGAATGAAACTATTGCACCTGCAACAAGTGTAGGTTTAGATAATTCTACAATGCCACACGCATTAATTAATAACAATAATGGTACATTTACATTTAAACAATTAGATTGGACAGATAGAGTATGTGGAGATAGTGATACAAATGCTGACCCTAGTTTTGTAGGTAAAAAAATAAATAATTTAACTTTTTATAAAAACAGATTAGGAATATTATCTGGTGAAAATTTAATATTTACAGAAAATGCTAGTTTCTTTAATTACTTTGCAACAACTACAACACAAGTTTTAGATACTGACCCTATTGATATTGCGGCTTCAGGTACACAAGTTAATACACTTAAAAATTCTGTAGGATTTAATGAGTCTTTACTTTTATTTTCTGATACAGCACAATATAAATTAGATAGTTCAAGTGAAACTATATCACCTACTTCAGCTAAACTTGATGAAGTATCTTCTTTTGAACATGATGATTCTGTTACACCAGTGTCAGCAGGTAAGTTTGCATACTTTGCACAAGCAAGAACAAACAATACTGCAATAAGAGAATATTTTGCAGATGATGATACACTTACAAATGATGGATTAGATATTACAGTTTCAGTACAAAGTTTAATACCAACAAATGCTTATCAAATTATTAGTAATACAACTGAAGATACTATTGTAGTATTAACATCTGATACAGCAGATTCACAAACTGCACCATATACTTCAGGTACAGCAGTGTCACCAACAAATGCAGACACAATGTTTGTTTACAAATACTTTTTTGATAGAGGTGAAAAAGTACAAACTGCGTGGGCTAAATGGGAATTTAGTGGTGTTAAAATTTTAGGTGCTATGTCATTAGAAAGTTTTTTATATGTAATGGCGGCAGAAGGTACTAACACAAAATTATTTAAAATAGATTTAAGAAATTTAAAAGACACAACATTAGGACATGGTGTTTATTTAGATTTAAAATCAGCAGTTACAGGTACGTATAGTGCNTCAACAAATTTAACAACTTTTACTTCACCAGTAGGTGCAAAAACAGGATTAATAGCAGTAGATAGAACAGATGGTGCAAACTATGTAGCCACAAACACAACAGGTTCTACATATACCATAGTAGGTAATCATACCTCATTATATATAGGTGTGCCGTTTTCTTCTATTTACAGATTGTCTACACCTTATATTAGAGAAAATACTGGTAGAGGTTTAATTGCTATTACATCAGGTCGTTATCAAATAAGAAACATATCTTTTAATTTTGAAAACAGTGGTTTCTTTAAAGTAGAAGTAACACCTAACAACAGAGATTTATCTACAACAATAATGAATGGTTATGTTATAGGTACAGCGACAAGTATTGTAGGAAAACCTGCAATCGCTTCTGGTACTTTAAGAGTTCCAGTACAATGTAGAAATACAGAATTTGTAATGGATATAAAAAGTGATTCTCATTTACCAGTATATATTGCTGATGCTGAGATAGAAGGATATTATCATTCACGTTCAAGAAGGATTTAATGATTAAAGAAAAATATGTACGACCTGCAATATTAGCAGATGCGTTGGAGTTAGCTCCTAAAATGAAAGCAGAAGACAGAGCTGAAATACTAGCATCTAACAATGCCAGTCCTTTAAAGGCTTTAGTAGAACCTTTTACTTATGAAAAAGGAAAGATATATTCTATTATAGGCACAAAAGATGAAGGTGTAATAGGCATGTTTGGTTG